CACACTTCTGTTGCCAGGCAGTGCCCTCCCCGTTACCTAATTAATTAGGCAGCAAGTGCAAAGTTTTCGTTTGCATTTATAGTTTTGCTTGATTTACGGTCATCGCCTACCGGTAACTCCACGTTCTCTCTTGCATCAGTCGATCCTACATCACCCCCTCAAAGCACACTCTGTGAATGTGTTTTAAGTGATTGGTGGAGGTGCCGGGAATCGCACCCGGGTCCTGCCTGCCGTTGATTAGCTTCAACGTTACAATGCTTATTTAAGCATCTAATTTAGGTTTTGTCAATCTTTTTTGGAGGTAACTAAGTGATTTGTTTTGTATACGATTTTCCATTCACATTCTATGTGTTCTTGTTCGTAATCGTATTCTTGAAAATTTCCAGCGTTAGGCTGCAACTCTGTCATCTTTCTTTTCTACTTGTTTGAGTTTGTCGTTGTCCGGTCTAAGTGGTTCAAGCCAACTGTCCGGAATATATGCTTTTGGAGTATCTCCAAATTGGTTAGTAATGCCGGTGCCGGTGATCCACCAATAATGATCAGCAATAGGCAACATACAAGAAACACCTTTAAAGTTAAATGTATCCCCTGCTTTAAAATTACCTATGTATTCTTCAACCAAGACTACCTTTCCGATATTCTCTTTTCTTAAAGAATATAAAACTTTTGCTAGATCACCGGCTTCGCATTTCATATTATTTTAACCACGCAATTCGTTTGCCTTCTTTTACTCTTTTATCATATTCTTCTTCTGACCCTGGATATCTCCAAGCCCAAATAGCTACTAACAGCATAAAACTACCACTCCACGTAATAGCCTTAATGTTCTCTGTCATAAACCAAGTTACTACTAAAGTTGATGCCATAACTAGTATCATAGCATATTTGCCTTTAGTAGGAAAAATACGCTTCTTATACCAATTTGTTAAAAACTTGCCGAACCATGGATGGTTATACAACCATGCTTCCATTCTTGGTGAACTTTTTGCAAAAGCCCACGCAGCAATAACTAGAAAGATTGAAAAAGGAATACCTGGTGTAATAATTCCTATGTAGGCCATACCTACACAGAAAAAACCAATTGCCAGATATATGTATCTTTTTATTTGATTCATTGTAACCTCTACTAGTTGTTATAGTAGTAGTTATCTCTTTTATTAGTCTCCGACGAAGACATTTGGAGATCCACCAGCAGTAGCAGGTCCGCAATGGGCACCTCCTAAAGGTGGACAAAGAGCATCAGGTGCTGCACCGTCTGGGGAATGATTAACAACCAATTTGTTGTTAACAAAAACATTTCTAGAAGCAGCACTTAGACTGCCTCCTCCATGTGTGTTTGGATCAGCATTCACAGAAACAAGTAAATTATTTGAATATACGTTTCCTTGTCCAGCAACTACGGTAGATGCACCGCAGGTTCTTGGATCAGTGTCTCTATGAATTGCTGCCATTATAATTTAATGCCTGTTGTACTTGTAATATATTGTTTAGACATTTCTTCAAGTGTTTTAACAATACAAACTACTTTACTTGTATCAATATCAACTTTTGCATCAGGTCCAATAGTAAACATAAAAGGTGCTAATCCTAGACCTTGTTGTGTTGCTGTAACCATTAAAGGCTTGTGTAATATAACACTGTCTGCTTTTTCTTCTTCTAGTCGAGCAACAACTTCTTCACCCGAAGTTAACTTAATTGAAATAGTATCGCCTACCTTGTACGGTGTTTCAATTAACATTATAGTGATTCTCCGGTTCCGTTATAACCTGTGTCTTCGATATAGTTATTGAATTCCTGATATCCTCCAACTACTTTACCGTGAACTTTAATTTGAGGAACTGTTCTAGCACCAGGAAACATTTCTAATAGTTCTTCCTTGGTGTAGTCTGTTCCTAATTCTTTATACTCAAATGGAAACATTCTAGTTTCACAAAGATTTTTTGCCATTACACAATAAGGGCAATTTGGTTTTCCGTATATTTCTATCATATTCCTATCCTGAAAAAACAGTTGCGCCAGATTTATCAATGACTCTCACCATGATAACTCCAGCTCTTTTTTTACTTAAAGCGGCTGAGATAGCCTGTTGTTCGGAACCATAAGTGCCGTACACTGTCCAAGACTCGTAGGGCGAATTTCTTTTAAACTGTGCTTTATACATACTCTTACTTATCCAAAATTAGAGTGTAAAGTTTTTAAAAGTATCCTTTTCTACATCTTGCTTTACACCACCTACAATATAACTCTCAACTTCAGTTTCCTGAGGTGCTACCTGCAATCCACTACTACTTAACCAATGTTGTGTCCATGGTAGAGGATTCTGGTTGATCGGACGATCGTAAATTGTTTTAAGTCCTAGTGCTTTTAATCTCTTATTAGCAATAAATTCTACATAAGCATGAAGTAGATTAGCATTAAGACCAACTAATGATCCTTTGGTAAACAAATAGTCTGCCCAACGCTTTTCTTCTTCAACGCATTGGCGCCACATATCATAAACTTCTTCTTCGCATTCTTTGGCAATCTTAACAAAGTCAGGATCGTCATCGCCCTTCATCCAATGTTTGATAATATGTGTTGAAAGGTTAAGGTGCGTTGCTTCATCACGTGCAATTAATGAAATAATCTTTGCAGATCCTTCCATTAGTTTTAGTTCGCCAAATGCAAATGTACAAGCGAATGAAACATAGAAACGTAAACCTTCAAGAATGTTTACAGTCATCATTGCCTTGTACAATGCTTTCTTTACTTCGTATACATTGCCTTTGCCTTTGTTAAAATACTCATTAGCAATGTCATAAAAAGTATCATACTCTTTAGTTACTGATTCTGCTCGTGCAATAATTTCTTTGTCATCAAGAATAGTGTCGAACACTTCGCTTGGATCTGGATAAACATTCTTAACAATATGTGTATAAGAACGACTGTGAATTGTTTCTTGGAAGTCCCAACATACAATACAACTTTCTAATTCTGGATTAGAGCAATAAGGCAAAAAAGCCAAACAAGGTCCGCGACCTTGTACACTATCTAATAGTGTTTGATATTTTAAGTTTGATGTAAAGATATGTTTTTGTTCTTCACGAAATTCTTGATAGTCTGCTCTATCTTTTTGTAGACTTACTTCTTCCGGTCTCCAAAAATAACCAAGCATGGTTTGGTTAAGTTTGTCGTACTCTGGGTAGCGAAACACATCATAACGCTGTGTGTTTTGATCTTCACCAAAGAACATATATTGTTTAGTAAAGTCTACTTTGTTTTTGTTGAATACTGTCTTTGCCAATTTCTTCTGCTCTTTCTTTTTAGTCATAAATCCTTATATATTACAGGCTTCACACTCACCTTCACTATCGGTTAGTGTTTCTTCTGCAACTCCATACCCATTTACATGGCCATTCACACCGTTAATTGTAGCACCATTGACTTGACTGTCAACCTTTGTATCTTCCAAACCTTCGGGTTGAATGTGATCTTCCTCACCTTTGAAGTCGTATGTGTTTTGGTAATAAGATGTCTTCCAACCCATTTTGTAAGTTGTAAGCATATCGCGCATCATTACACTCATTGGTACTTCATTGTTTTCATAGTGTAATGGATTGTATGACCAGTTACCTGAGATAGACTGATCAAAGAATTTTTGCATAGCGGCTACAATATTAATGTAACCTTCATTGCCTTCCATATCCCAAAGTAAAGTATAAAAATTCTTTAATTGAGAATATTGTGGAACAACTTGTTTAAGAGGCCCTTTTTTGCTTTTCTTAATGGACAAGAATGCTCTAGGTGGCTCGATGCCGTTTGTTGCGTTTGACACAACGGACGAACTCTCCGATGGCATTTGTGCGGACAGTGTTGAGTGGCGTAGGCCGTGCTCTTTGATATCCTTCCTAAGATCATCCCAATCATATTGCAGTTTGTTCCCGAATACTTCGTCAATATCTTTCTTATATGTGTCAATAGGAAGAATACCGTCCGAATATTTAGTGCGATTATAGTACTCACAAGCACCACGCTCTTTGGCAAGTTCATTACTTGCAACAAGTAGATAGTATTGGAATGCTTCAGAAAGTTCATGTACTAGTTTCCATGCTTCCTTATCACTATACTTAACTTTGTTTTTTGCAAGATAGTGTGCAAGACCAATATAACCAACACCTAAAGAACGTCTTGCTTTAGTCGATAGTTCTGCTGCTTTAACAGGATAACCTTGATAGTCAATAATTTCTTCTAAAGCTCTTACTGCTAGGTCACATAGGTTTTCTAGTTCTTCTAGATTGTTAATTAAGCCTACGTTAATAGCACTTAAAATACATAATGCAATTTCGCCTTGGTCATCGTCAATATGTTGAATAGGTTTAGTTGGTAGTGTAATTTCTTGACATAGGTTACTCATGTAAACAGGATCTTTAAATGAACTGTGACTGTTTACATGGTCAACGTTCATTAGGTAGATACGTCCTGTTTCAGCACGTTCTTTCAATAGATCTGAAAATAGATCCATTGCTTTTATTTTTTTCTTTTTAATAGAAGTCTTACGTTCTGCTGCTTCATAAAGTTCTCTAAACTTGATGTTGTTTCCTGAGTAGAATGCCTCGTACACTTCTGGAACTTCGTGTGGCGAGAAAAGAGTAATTTCTGAGTTGTTCAGAAGTCTTTCGTAGAATAATTTGTTAAGTTGAATTGAATAGTCTAACTTACGTACTCTGTTGTCTTCGGTACCTTTGTTATTTTTTAACACAAGGATGTCTTCAATTTCCATATGCCAAATAGGGAAATGTGTAGTTGCACTACCGCCACGTACTCCGTTCTGGGTACAGCTTCTTACAGTTGCTTCGTATACTTTTAGAAATGGAACCACACCAGTGTGTGCTACTTCTCCACCTCGTATTTTCGAGTTGATCGCCCTAATGCGGCCTGAATTAATTCCGATGCCAGCTCTTTGAGCAATGTAATAACCGATAGCACTATTGCTACTAAAAATACTGGGAAGAGTATCATCAACGTCAACAAGTACACAACTAGCAAACTGCCTAATAGGAGTACGGACTCCTGCCATGACGGGGGTTGGAATGTTGATTTTAAATAATGAGGTCGCGTCATAATATTTTTTCACGTATGTTAAACGTGTCTCCTTAGGATAGTCAGCAAAGAGAGTAGCAGCAATCATCATATACATAAATTGAGGTGTTTCAAAAATATCTCCGTTAGATCTATCTTGACAAAGATATTTGTCAACTACCTGTCTTAATCCTGCATATGTAAACTCTTCATTACGTTCGTGTTTCAGCCATGTGTTTAATTTTTTGATTTCAGTAGCAGTATACTTTTGTTTGATCGCAGCATCATAGACACCACGTTCAATATTCTTATCAATGATCTGTCCTAATGAGAGATGCTCATAGCGATCATATACTTTTTTGTGTAAACTGTACAGCAATAATCGTGCTGCCGCATACTGATAATTCGGATTTTCTAAACTGATTAGATCATTTGCTGAACGGATCAAAATGTTTTGTATTTCATCTGTAGTCATGCCGTCATAAAACTGCAAATCAGCATTCATTTCAATTTGAGATGCACTTACACCGGATAAACCTTTACAGGCCTCCTCAACTACAAAGTGCATTTTGTCTAGATCTAGTTTTTCTTTTTGGCCGGAACGTTTCGTAATAAAAATTTCTTTTGTCATTTACTTCTCATCTCTCTTATGTGTGTAGAGGTATTTATTACTGAAAGACGCAGAGCTACCTGTAATTGACATCAACTACACCTCTAAGGGAGTTTGCGCTTGTATCTGTAGATTATACAGTCGTTATTTGCTAAAAGTAAAGAAAAAAATTGCTCGTTTTCTTTACTAACAGTCGTATGTATGGCTTTGAAGGGAAAAGTTATCTGCTTGTATAACTTAGACACCATACGATACATCAAATGAAACATTGCCTAATGCACCTGTAGCAATAGGATTTCTATAAAAGATGACGACAGTCTCAATGCCACTATCTGTATCGTTATCTCTGAGTTCAGCTTTGAACTCAAAGTTCGTCATTACTACACCGCCCGGACTAGTCGGAGTAGCATCAGAATACTTATACTCATCACTTGTTGATATCTTAGACTTGTCATCACCGATAGTGATTTCAATTTTTCCTTTTCGGATATGATCGCCAAGTCTTAAAATATAGTTTAAGTTGATAAAATTATTCAGAGCTGAAACAACAGCAACTGGTCTAAAACTATCTGTTAAGTATATGTCTGAAAAGTTTTTGTTTACTAGCTCAGTATAGTCACTGTTATAAACTTCGCTAATACCGTCTATAAGTTCACTAGTAACAACACCTGCTGCTTGTTGTCTATTACTTACAGATGCTAAAACTAAGTTATCTCTACTTTGACCAAAGTTAATAAACGATGATGAAGGACTAGAAGCAGTTGCAATGCCATTACCACAGTCCTTAAAGTTACATCTTAAGAACTTAGTTCCAATACCATTTGTTGATTGAAACGCTTGTGTTGCAATCTGATTAAACTTAGTATCTTTGATGTTCCATAGATTTTCTTGATCAACAACACCTTCAATGTACATAGAAGTGTCATTAACAAAAAAATCACAATCTTTAAAATTAATAGTTGTATCTGTTCTCACAGATTGAATACATTTTATAGAAAGACTATTGTAGTTGAATTCACACTCATCGAATTCAATGTCGTCAACTTTAATTCCAACTAAAGAGTTATTCCATGAAACAGCACTTGTTTCTAATGAAAGACTACTAACTGTACCACCTAAAGAATACTCACCTTGGAATCTTACATTTTTAAATTTCGAATCTTTAATTCCTGATAAAACAATCGATCCACTACTGCGTTTAAATGTTAAGTTACTAATTTCTATATTCTGAGGACGATCACTACTTGTAAAGTTTGCAATAGGCTGCCCTGAGTCAGTAACAAATGTTACGTTGTTTGTATCAAGTATTAATACAGCACCTTCTTTTGTTTCACCTCTAATTCTAGCATTGCTCGGAATTTCTAAGCCTGACAAGAATAGATATTCACCATTAGGAACAACAAGAACTTTTTTATATGTAGGATTAGTGTTTCTAAATAACTGTGTAAGTGCATTTTCAAATGCAATAACGTTGTCTGTAGAACCATCTCCTACAGCACCAAAGTCTGCAACACTTACTTCGATTTCGTCAATTTTTCCTAGAAGTGATCTTTTTGTGCTTAAAGTGATAGACGGATCGTCTGAAGCAAATCTATAACTAGATGCTAGTTCTAAAATGTTATCGTGTTCAGTTAAGACCTTAGTGTTACCAACAAAAGGTGCTCCTTCTTCTACTGAACCGTTACCAATGTATAGTTCCTGTGTATCTACAGCCCATGCTAGTTCTGCAGAACTTAATTGAGGAACTCCCGTAGAAGAATTCTTCTGTCCTCTTCTGATTTGAATTTTAGATATCTGTACAACGGCCACTATATTTGCTCCTGAAATCTTTTTAGTATTTATCCAGGTTAAACAAACTGACCTGTGTTATAATATATGCTAATATTATAATTTGTAATATTCTTCTAATTTAGCAAGCCACATATCTTGATACATGGGGAAAGTATCGGGTGTTACTTCAAACTGTTGATATTGCAGATCTCTACTGCACATAAACACTATTCCACGCTTAATATCTGTACCATATACTTCATTATGTGCCATAGCATATGCTACAAGTTGTAGTTTATAATCTTCTACCCATTCTTCTTTTTTAGGTTTATTTGTTTGCTTGTGGTCCATAATTGCAGGCTCGCCTTTGTATACACCGCACAAGTCTGTAGTACCCGAATACAACCCTGGAAAATACAAAGATTGTTCCATAGCCCAAACTTCACTAACATCTTTTAAACCATTTTCAATAATAACATCAGCCATTTTGTTTGCTTGAATATGAACATGGTTATTACCTGGTTGTCTTTCTAAACCGCATAGAAATCTTTCTAAGTTACCGTGCATAGCAGTGCCAATACCAGCTGCTTCTGTAGTAATTCGTTTTGCTTCATCTTCGCCAATTCTTTTCTTCCATTCGTTTAGATGGGTCATATCTTTTGTAGAACTTAGAATAGTTGTTACACTAGGTAATTTTTCTTCGTCTGGAGTGAGGTAAACACGCTTTCTAGTAACAGGATCATTGATTTGTTTGAGTTCGTGGTACTTTATTTTTTCTACAAATGGCGGTGGTGTATACATTGTTTCCTCACAGTAATATTATATATAGTACACGAATGTACACAGAATGTCAAGAGTGAATTATTATTGTTGGGCTAATTGCTGAGGAGCAGCAGATGCTGCAATTTTGTCTACTTCTGCTTGACTGTCCGAACCGTCTTGAGTTTTATCATCAGCATCCGGCGCACCTGGAACTTTGAATTCTATTTCTTTGGCATTGAAGTTTTTGACGAGATTTTGGATAGCAGGGCTTTGATCATAAACAGATGCAAATGTTTCATAGTCTGCTAATAGGTTAGCACTGCTTGTTTTTAAAATTTGATTGAGTGCTGCCCAATTCATTTTGAGTGGGACTTTTTTAGCTGAAGCTCTTCCAATAAGATTTTTAAACACAACAATGTATCTATCAATCATTTGGTCTGGTGCAAATTCTAAAAATCTCATTTTATAGATGCCAACTCTTTTTGAAGTTCGATTATTTCAGTTTGTTTCTGTTTAATTTGATCTTGCAAATCTTGCTTACGCTTTTGCATATCGGCCATTTGTTGTGCCATCATTTTTGCTTGATCTGCTGGAGCAGGTGTTGGTGCTGCTGGAGCACTCTTAGCTGGCATCGAAGAAGTCGATGTCATTGGCATTGCCGGGATAGCCTCGGCAATTACCTTGTCATGATAGAACTCGCCGAGTTTCATTTAATTAACCTGCTAAAGTTGTTAATAGACGGCCTTGGTATTCAATTGACTCACGCTTTTCACGTCCAGCTGTTTCCATGCCGCCTGCTGCTGGTTCTGCTGTAGCAAAATCGTCTGCTGGTGCTGCTGCATCTGCTGCTGGTTCTGCTGCTGGCTCTGCCATATCAGTTTCGCCACCTTCTTCTGGTTCTGAACCAAGCATCTCAGGTGAACCTTCTCCTGCTAATACTCTAACTGCATTTGAAAGTGTTTCACGTGATGCTTTTAATGTTTCGATAGCGTTTTGGATTGCTGGTGCTGCTGCTTCGATAAATTGTTTTGATTCTGCTTCACCAACTTCATCTCTAATACTGTCGCCTAGTTGTAATAGTGTATCACTTTCTAATCCTGAAAGTTCTTCAATAAATCTACCAACCTTGTCTGACATTGTTTTAGCAGTTACAATTGCACTTGCTTGTTGAACTTCACCTTCTGTGACCTTGTCCATATTTTCTCCGTTTGCCTCTGCGTCTTCTGGGATGTTTGCAGTTGCTTCTAATTCTAGTGAATCAATAGCTGTTTCTTCTCTTTCTGCTAGTTCTTTGTTAAGAGCGTCTAGCATCCATTGAGCTTGATGATAAGCATCATTCTCTAGGTTTTCGTTAAAGCCCGATGAGTTGCGTACTTGTGAAAGTTGTGTACGAATTTTGTTACGGGCATCTTCTAATTTAGCAACATCAAATGTGCTAAAATCAATTTTCTTGCCAAAAGTTTTGTGAATTGATTCATTCACCTTTTCTGCTTTAGTTTTAAATAAATCTTGTGTTTTCATTGTTTACCATCCCAGTAAGTATATTTTATATTTATTCAAAAGAAGCTAATTCTTCTGCTTCCTCTCGAGCTAAAATTGCTTTTTCCTTAGCAAATTGGTAGCGTGTCCATAGCACATCAGCCCTAAGATCGTCTTTGTTTGCAGTAGCTTTATGATATCCAGCAATATGAAACTTGCTATCATTAAAGTGTTTACTATAAACAGTGTCTAAATTATATAGCTTCTCGCACTCTTGTTTATGACTGTTCCAGGCTAGTAAATTGGCTATCTTAATGGCTACAGCATTTAAACTTATATCACTGTAAATCAGTTTATCTTTTTTGTATATGTTTTTGAGAGGGCCGTCACTTTCAATAAGCACATCACCTACTAGAATACCCTTGTCTGTTTTAACAGGCAATATAGTTCCGTGGTCTAAAAACTTCTTGTAAGTAGACTTGACTAACTGTTCAAAACGTTTGGATACGTCACTCATAAAAAAAGGCCCCTTAGGCCTATATTTAAACGTTTAATGATTGTGATGCTTACATCTTGAGCAGTATAGTAACGATAACTGATGCAACTGCTGCAATTACTGTGCCTGCTGTTCCAATTAGAACCTTGGTCATTGACTTCTGACCGTGTAGTATGTCATCATGGATGTGTTCTACTTTGCTTTCAAGTTTAGTCATACGATTATCTAACTGCTCGTAGCGAAGGGCGCACAGATCCACGTGTGCTTCCAAACTTTCTTTTTCCAAACTTGTTGTTGGCTGTGTTGCCATCTTTTCTCCAAAAACTCCCCAACTCTTGGGGCAATTAGTAAACTCGTTAGTTGGCCTAATGCGTTTTTATAGATAGCCTAAATGTTTGCCTTATGTGTTTATTTATCTTCTTGGGGTGAAAATAGTTTACGAATCAATGCCTTTATACCAGTTATTTCTTCCTTAACTTCAACCATTTTTTCTGCTGCCTTTTCAACCCTTAAGAACATATCTTTAATCACAAACATAACCCAAAACCACCACACGGCACACACACTGCTCATTATAGCAACACCAACATAAACAATGTTATGGGCATCAATGTGTAAGCCATACAGGGATAATAGGAAGCCGAACAACATAAAGAAGACCGTGCTAAACATAATTCCGTTGTAATATAGTTTGTCCATACTATTATTTAATTAATATTAGAAAGGAATAATCTAGATACTTTTTATTAAAGTGTTCGGTTTATCACCTAGTGTAATAAAAATTGGTTTGTTTAAAGGGTCTGTGTTTGTTAGATTTTTGATAACAGGTATGCCCTGTAGATCATCTTTTAGTAGTCCTACAGGATCATCAGCTTTGGTAAACACATCTTCTCTTTCAACTTCAAATGTCCATTCCCAAACTGCATTATTTTTATCCACTATGCGTTTAGGATCTAAATCCCACGATACGTTTGAACGTATGCCAATGCCTTGTACTAGAGAATTAAAATTACTTTGTTGTGCAATCATTACTTGATCTGTATCTTGTCTTGAAGGATTAGATCTTGTTATGTCTACAGTGGTTGTAATATGATATCTTGGCATAGTGACTGTATTTACCGGTCATAAAAAAAGGGCGGAAAATTTCTTCCCCGCCCTTTAGTACTACTTATATCCTAGCTTACGCTGGGTTTTGATCAATAGTTGCTTCTAATGTAGCATTAGTGATTGATGGAGTACCAGTACCTTGTAGTACTAAGAAGTCTCCGTTTGATGTACCTTCAACACCAACTACTGTGAAACCTTCAGCTTGTGCTTCTTTGATACAACCGTCCATGTTTGAACCAGTTGCAACTGATAAAAGGTGAGTTTTGCCTGCAATGCCGTTTCCAGCTTTGTTAGCATAGTTGTCGCCTAATTCAGCAACACCTGCACCTGCGTTTGAATATGTCTGATATACACCAGAACCGTTTGTTAAATCTGCCATGATATTTTCTCCTCTTAATCATATAGTCCTGCTCAAGGACTGGCTTTTTTCTAAGCATATGTATTTATCCAAAACGGGTAAAATCAGGAGTAATGGTAGGTTTTTGGGGTGTTTTTGAGATCTAGTCGCTTCTAAAAGGCGTCCAGCGGTCTCTAGGAACTAGTTTTACCTTGTCTTTAGTCTTAACGTAACCTTCGCCTCCGGGTTTACCCTTTGTTGTAGCAGTTACGTCACCTTCAGCAGCATCAAGCTCTGCAATGACTTCGTCCTTGGCTTTCATCAACTCTCTAACCAGATAGAATATATCTGACATAGTTTGTGATTGTTCCTTAGCGATATTTATAATCTTTTGTTGTTTATTAGCTGAAACCTTTGAATTTTGAAGCCAATTCATAAATGAATCTACAGACAGTTCATTTAGTTTTTTAGCACGACTCATTTGATTAATAAATGTGTAGAATATATTTGCTAGATCACTTAATCCTGGAACAGGACTAAAAAATCTACTTATTGACTTTTGAGCTCTGTGTGCTACTTTTTCAATGCTTACAAGATTGTCTACATCTACTGCTGGAGTTTTAGAAACATACTGCTGTCCTAGTACTACTAGATCACCAGTACCATCAAATTGC